TCAGATGCAATAATCTTTATTCTTCAAGTTGGGTGCAGCAAAAGACAATGAGCACAGCCGTGCTCTACAATATATAGGCAAGTGGCTCCTCCTTCAGGGAGGGGCTAATAACAATAGTTCATACAATGGAAAAGTACTAGAGGCCGCCTCCTAGCGTGATTGGCCTTATGATTCACATAGGTTATAATTAAATACAGTTGTTACTTGGGTGCGTATAAACAGTAAACAAGTACATTAAGAGCATATGTATCATAGGAATAAGTCCTGTTCCCAGGGACTAGCGTATGTGCATGCTAACAATAGTCTACTAAGCAGGATATGAGTCATCATGTTTATGACCACAGTTTGTACCTTTACAATGGTGCACAAACAGGCATCTCTCGTTACATTAGAGAATAGCAAGTCATGCTTAGTTTCAGTTTCATATAATGCTTTGCATATGAGATGGAGACCAGAGTTGAAGTATAGTGGTGTCACAAGCCCCCCTAGAATACACACCTAGACAAAGGCGGTGCTGGATTCTATTTGTGAATTAGTCATAGGTTTCGTTTCACCAGAAATGACACATTTTCAGTTTCACCAGAGGGCTGGTAACAGTGTCGGTTTAAGTGTACCCTGAGCACACATGTTAACCATTAACTCATGCTCAGACAGATCCGGACTGATCCGGCCGTGTACACGTCCCACCCAGATTTTTATTTTGTCAGGGTGTGTCAGCAATTCCTCCTTCAGTTCTTTCCAACCCTCGAGCCTTATCACCGGTTGCACGAACTTCTCCATCCAACTCCAGTGAACTAGACCTAGGGGCGATATGAAGGGATGCCACCTTTTGTGTTTTCTACACCAGCAGAACCTGGGTGGATTCAAACACCGACAGTAATGATCACAGGTATGTGTCACTTCTCTTCCACTATGACCTACTATCCACGTTTGATTAACGGATTCTCTGTAATACTGACTCGTGGTATAATCTGATTCGAGGTGCCCACACACACGATACTTCATTACAATAGGTCCCCATCGAATAGTAGTAGTTTTACACCATACATAATCTCCCAGTGTTCCCCCCCAAGCAAATAATTCAGGATTATATAAACTTATCACTTCTTCTGGTTTGGGTACTCGTGAAGGTGTGTCATTGTCCTTATCTTCATCACTGCCACATCCAGGAGGCTCCTTGAAGGAAGTCGCCATGTTCTGGCTCCCCGGGACGTGGTTCCCTAATAGGTCGTTGGTTATCTGGGTTAGGGGCCGTAGGTCTGGGCGGTTGTGGTCGATGTACCTGGTTAGATCTGTTTCTTATAGGTTGGAAGATCTGTCCGTCGTGTCGTTCACCAGTCTCTCTGTCAATCAGAAAAGTGACAATAGGTGGTCTTCCCCCCCTGCGTCTCGCCCATTCCTGACATGTGGGTGGCTCCCTGTAGGCGGGTGCCTGTCGATCTTGTTCCCCTGTCTCTGGGTCACGTAGACCTCGCAACATAGCCAACTGATGTGCTTGTGACTTTAAAGCATGTATTTTTACAGATAAGATTGTAAAGACCTCCCTTAGTCTCACGGTAACCCCACATAACCATCCGAAGATTACAGCAAACAGAAAAGCAAGCAGACATACAATAAACAACCCGTACTGGGTGTACTCGTATCTAAATGTTAACATGTTATTATCCATGGAGTCAATTGCATCCTTCATATTTTGTAGGGCGTTGTCTGTGTTTTGTTTCCAATTTTGGTGTTGCTGTTCCAATTTGGTCAGAATATCTTGTACCTTATTATGTTCTCGAATTGCTTCTTCTATGAGTCCCTCCCATATCTCAGTGTTGGGTGCTTCCTGGGAGTTACCTACAAAAGGCAAAACGTGTCCTCGCCATTGGGCGGTGCTATTTAGGTGAAAACACACAGGTCGCCGCCTACTGGTGAGAGAGAAGGAGCAATTTCGTCCACTTACATACAGTGTCTCATTTTTCAGTGATGACCATGTTCCTGAATTTAAACACCATGTATTACCAGCTAAATGCCGTACTAATTCTGAAGGTCCTTTAGTGAATTTCCTGTCTCTAAATCCGTGTTCATTACAATAAATAGTTCCTGTGGTTTCGACACACTTAGATAAGTCTACTATAGTTACCCAGCCTTTAGGATTACTCTTTTCCGTGTGGTTGTGGATCCATCTAGCGTTGGGATCGAGGTATAGCGTACGGTTATGTCTTACTCCCATATCGTATACAGCTACTGCTCTTCCTATGTTCTCTCCCCCGGTAGGTAATGATAACATTATTCCCAAGTTATTTCCTGTAGTTTCTACTGGTACACCTAACATTTGTCCATTATATTGTTTAGCTATTTCCTTCAACACAGGGTTAGAGTAAGACATTTCAGGTAGATTACCATGTTGTAATGCGAACATTATTTGTTGTATATTGGTAGCCATTAACGGTCCCATCGCACTACAGAGGGTAGTATTAGTGCCTTTAATTTGTAATAGAAGCTGTCTGAGAGTGGCTACCATATCTTCTTCCCATTTAATTAATTCGTTAGAAATACCCTTCAGGGCATTCCATGCCTCAAACGTGGCTTCTCTAGTTAATCCCATTAATTTCTGCTGTTCTACCCCTAATCCTGCTATCTGTAAATCCTTCCATCTGTTATCAGCAAAGTTACCTAATCCTAAAGCTTCACCTAATCCTCGCCTAATTCTCTTCCGCCGGCTTTTGGGAATGTGATGTCCAGGATTATCTTTGTTTTTGGTTTCCCAATTGGGTAATGATTGAACCTGTGGGAGATTAAAGGTAACCCCTGTCTTCTGATATTCCCGTAAAAGCCGCTGAATTACCTTAATCCAGTGTTTCCCTATAAGTGTATCTTTACAGGTGCTATTAAGGATATCCACCCACTGCTGCAGATCTATTTTTACAACAGCGGTGGTCCATGTTACCCCTGTTTTTAGGGTTTTGGTCACTCCTGTGGGTATGAACCCTGACAGTGGTCCTATTAATGGTTTTGGGCATGTATCTATTTCCTCATAGTCTGTTCCTTTTATTCTTAGTTTTCCTGAGAAATAGCATTTCTGCCATTTTTGTTTCCTTATCTTATCTATTTCTGCCTTCCAGCTGTTGCCACTAGAGGCAATGTTCACTCCCCTTTTATTCCGGCTCAGGACAGTGGTCAATTTATCCTGGCGAGGTGTAGTCACTTTCTGTATGAATTCAACACTAGGCGTGGTTGGTTTCACTGTTGGTGGTATATATTCCCACTCGTCATTTATTTCCCACCCCCCTGATCCACTATAATCTTCATTAGTGTAATAATCAGGTGTGGTTGAGGGGTTAAGTCCCCTTCGTTGTCGTCTATATTTTGGTGCTACAGTAAAAGGTAATATCAGTTTAGGTTGTCTGGGCTGAGGTCTCATCCATGGTGCTATTTCAAATTGGTCAGGATAGTATATTTTTACCATGCCAGTCGCTTCAGGTAGCCCTTTACAGCTCCTTCTCCACCAAAGGTTCAGAGCCATAACTGGTGTGTGTATTGATTTGACAAAACACCCGTTCCATGAGTCATAAGATCCTCCCACTGTATCCTGCTGTTGAGTTATGCTTAAACTGCAAGGAGGAGGACCACTACAGAAGCCGGTGCACTCTATTTCCCATTCGTCCAGGCATAGCCCTACCATGCTAGTTGCTATTTTCCATTCCCCTGGTCCTATTTTCTGCATTTGGACACGGGTGGCGGTGGAGACTGGCACAGTGTATCCTGAGCCTAACATATAATGCTGTACTGTGTGATGGTCCCCATGATTGGATACTATGACATACAACCCATCCCTAAATCTGGTCCCATCGCCTAGCTGTATTCTTCTCCCTTGATGCGGGTGTATAAACCCCATCTGTGTACATCTCCATATGGAGTTGTCATGACACCACCATAATGTTACGTCATGCAGTGTTCTGTTTGTTTTAATCTGGGTGACATTAGCGGGGTAGGAATGGACTTCAAATTTATTAAACATAGTCCATCCTTTACTACTGGCTACATAGGTTCCGGGTATCTGAGGAGGTTGTCCAACCGCACAGGCTTCAGTTACTTTGGGGAGCACCTTCCTATGCGTCCCTAAGGAGTATGTATCCTGTCCTTCATGATAGGTAGTACACACTGGTTTCTTATTGGTCCACATGCATATGTAATCACCTGGTGGTCCACACATATGGAGATGCCATTCTGTGGGTTGGTTCCTTAGGCTACGTTTTTGCCTTGGTGCGTTTTTGCTGGTAGTGTTTTGGCACCACATGCACTGATAGGTGTTCTCATTGTCCCCCACTGGGACTGTCAGAACCCCGTTGAAATCTAGGGCTCCTCCTCCTGTGCGTTTGTTCCGTCCCCATATTAATACCCCGGTCCCTTGTGGTGGAGGTAGTTGGGGACATGTCAGCTGTACTAACTGTCCCTTTCTTACCTGTACAGTCCTCGTCTGGTTGGTTTCCGGGATTTCCAGGATCCGCCCAACGCTTGTTCTGTGAAGGAAACAACACAAGGTGAGTCCTATGTATCCACCCAGAATGTTGTGTTACTTTGTCAGACATGGCCTGTACTTTAGCAGCATATTTGGTAGTTTCTGTTATCACATATGGTCCTTCCCATTTAGGTGAGAAGGCATCCCCGGTGAACTTTCTTACTAACACAATGCAGCCAGGTTCTAAATTAGGGCTCCTCTGAGTCCAGTGTGAGTGGGCTTCTGCTTTAGTGACCTTTTCTAACTGTTCTTCCCACTTCTTATTTTGCATGCAATCATGTGTTGCTCTTAAGAATATCCGTACTTCTTCTTCTTTGGCTGTCTCTAGGGGGTGTGGGTGGTACCCACCTAGGTGTGGTACTCTCCCTGTCATTAGTTCATAGGCAGAAAACTGATCTCGTGGATGCATAGAGTTAATAAATAGTAGTATGGAGGGTAGTGCTTGAACCCAGTTCTTTCCTTCATGTGTGGCCCTTTTAAGTCTGTCTTTGAGCAGTCGATGTTTTCTTTCTACCTTTCCCTGTGATTGAGGATGGTATATAGCCCCCACCTTCCATTCTATGCCATACGTATTGGCCCATTCTTGCATGGCTTTACTAGTGAACGCGGTGCCATTATCAGATTGTATAGAATAGGGTACCCCCCAAATACTGATGTGTTCCTCTAAGGCCGCTATAGTGGCACCCGTAGTTGGACCTCTACAGGGTTTGGCCCAGAACCAACCTGTGTACACATCAACCATGGTTGTGAGGTACCTGTATCCATGGGTACCAGGTCCCAAAGGTCCCACATGGTCTACCTGTAGTTTTTGGCAGGGCCCTTCAGCCGATCGTCCTACGCCCATTGGTGGTCCTGCTCTGAGAACTTTATATTTTGCACAGGTTAGACAGGTGTTAGTTATTTCCTTACAATGTTGTCCCATATCTTCCCACACAAATCGTTTGGTCAACACCTTTCTAAGGCTTTCCTCTGAGGGGTGACCGTACAGATGATGGTATTGTTGGGCTAAGGCGTAGCCTTCCGTGCTGCTTAGCTTAGCCCTACCCTCAGTCTGTTCACTCTGAGTCACCAGGTGATCATTCATTATCCATGTTTTCATGCCTAAGGTTGTCTTAATGACGTAGCCTTGTACTTTTCCTGTCTCATCATGCAGTTTAAAAACAGGTGGATCCTGCCATATTCGTTCTTGGGTGCTTTTCAACAGGTTAGTTAACATTGTACCTAATTCCTGTGGACAGTGCCCAGCACGAGTACCTAGGCTAACGTGCACTTCCCCTTCTGCCTGATGAAGAGCTTGCATGTCTGGTCTCAATTGTCCCAGTATCGCAGCTCCTTCTTTGCCTATGTAGGTGTCACACAGTGTGAGCTGCTGTCCTTTTCCCAGGTAGGGTTTTATTTTATCATGATATTTGGTTGCTTCTGGGGATGGTTTATCAAAATATGCTAGTGTGCAGTGTGAAATATCCTGTTGTGGCATTATTTCTGCAAGTTGTTTCTGGAAGTCGGGCAGGTCAACCTTTGTGATGTGATGTTGTATATTTTCCCACAATTTTGGTTCTTTACATGGTACCAAACCTATCCATAATGGATAGACTTGCAGAGGTGCTATGACTGACATGTTAGGTTCTTCCTTAGCATATTGTTTTGCCGGCTGATCTACATCATTATTCAGTTGTTGTTCATGCGTGCTACATTTACGCTGGGTATGTGCTTTTACCTTGACTATACCAAGCGTTTGTGTAGAATCATGTTCAATCAATTGCCAAATTTCTTGTAGGATATTCTGGTTGCTGATCTGTGATCCATCTGCATTGACCATACCCCTCCTTTTCCAAACAGCAAGGTATTTGGTACAAATGCCGAGCACGTAAGTACTGTCAGTATATAGGGTCAGAGGTCTTTGTAGCCTTAGGGCTTCCCTTAGCGCCACTAACTCTGCCACTTGTGCACTCACATGTCCCTCTAAGGCACCCCCCAGCTGATTTTTCTTATCCTCTCTCAATGCTGCCCATCCTGTAACGTAGCCTCCCTTATCATGATCCCAATATCTACTTCCGTCTATCCACCACTTCTCACCCGTGGGCATAGCTCTAGTGCTGACTCTCCATGTTATTGTGTCATCATGAGGTCGGCACTGGTGCTGTTCCCCCTCATAAGGCTCCGGGACAAACCATCCTTGGATACTAGCATCAGTTTCTATAGTGATGTCTTCTTGGGTCAATATTCTATGCCACCTGGCTAAACGTTGATTACTCACATTAGGCGTCGTCTGGAGGATAAACTTTACAGGTGAGTGAGATGTTACTATGATCTTTCTGCCGAACCCACTGACCAGATTGCAGGCACTGATGGCCCAGGCAGCACATTCAGCATATTGTTCACATATTCCTAGGTTACTTTCTACAGGTGTCATTTTCCTGGAATAGAACCCTAGCACGTGCCACATGCCATTATCATCTTTCTGGACAAGGCTGCAGAGAAAATGTCCCTGTCTGATTCCTATCAGATGTCTGAAAGGTAAGGTGGGATCAGGTAGGCCCAACACACATGCGCTGGCTACTTCGTCCTTTAAGAGTTTAAATTTATTCAGATTATCCTCAGTCCACTTTAGCTTATCAGTAGATTTACAGTCTCCTTTAAGCATATCATACAAACTCTGTGTTTTCCGACTGAACTCAGGTATCCATGCTCTGCAGAAATTAAACAACCCCAGCGCTGATCTTAAGCCTTGCACCGTCAATGGGATGTCTAACGTTCTTATCAGTTGGCTTCTGGCATCGATCAGTGATCTGGTGTCGGCTCCTACATTGACTCCCAGGTACTGCACCTGATCTTTGCAAAAGTGGGACTTCTTAGGATTGATTTTTACTCCTAGATCCTTGAGGCCTTGCAGTAATATTGCCAGCGACCTTAAATGATGGTCCCTATCTTCACTCATCAACAGGATATCATCTACATATTGCAATAGTTTACAACCCTGACTTTCAATCGCTGTTTTACAGGAGGCCAGTCCATTGTACAGGGCTTGGTGGAATATGCCTGGTGAAGCATGAAATCCCTGTGGTAGCCTGGTCCATGTATACTGTTGCGTATCGAAAGTAAATGCAAACAAGTATTGACATTCTTCCTCCAGTCTGATGGACCAGAAGCCGTTGCTAATGTCCAGTGAGCTATACACCTGGTATTTCTTCTCTAGTTTAGCAAACAACTCTGGGGTTGAGGCTACTGTGGGATATGGACACGAGACAGCCGAGTTGAGTGGCCTATAATCAATGGTTAGCCTCCATGATCCATCCGGCTTGCCTACTGGCCATATAGCACTGTTAACTGTGCTATTACACTTTCTAAGAACACCTTGTTCCAATAATGCTTCCACAGTTTCCTTTATGCTAGCATGTGATGCATCCGGTACCGGGTATTGTTTAATCATTTTTGGATGGTCAGCGGTAAAACTGGCAGTCATGCCCTGTAAGTTCCCGCAATCATTTCTGTGAGTAGCAAAGGCTTCAACGTTGTTCCATAGGATATCAGCTAGTTGTTCATCTTTAGTGGCTAATAGTTCAGGTAGGTTATAATGACCGGGTGATTTAATACTGTATATCCTTAGTGTTTCTGCTGCCATCCAATTATCGGGTCCTAGGCCCTCACTAGCCTGCCATAGAACTCCGTTGCATTGATCCACTATTAATCCTAATGACCTCAACAGATCATTTCCTAGGATATTTTCCGCTAATTCCTGTGATATTCGCCAGCAGCCTTTTCCTTTTACTTGTCCTACTGTGGTATCGACATGATCCGCTATCCCTACTCTCACCGGTTTGCCTCCCAAACCAACCACCTGTTCAAATCGTTGTGCCTGTAATTGAAGGGATGTTAATGACACCTCTGCTCCTGTGTCCACTAGACACTCGATCTTGTGGCCCTCTATCTCTACAGATACGTGTGGCCGTCCCTTCAAGGAGCAGAGTGGGGCGGCGAGGGCCGCAACGCCCTATGGTTTGTGGAATGGGTTGGGTCCTTTGGGTCCTCCACCAGCAGTGGTGAGGTCCTTAAGGCGTTTTTCGATATCGGCTAACTGTTTAGCACAATCAGCATAAGGGCTTTCAGCAGGTGGGGCGCTGGCTATTGCTCCAGATTTGGGTTTCCAGGTGGTGTTCTGACGCGGTCCTTTTCCTTCTTGTCCACCACCTTTGGCCCAACAATCTCTAGCCATGTGTCCTGCTTTTCCACAATTTCGGCAGTTTCCCCCAAAAACAATTTTGCTGTGCCCTTGTTGTGGTCTTGGTCCTTCATTTCTGACAATAGGTCGGGCCTTTGAGACACCTGTTTTGTCGGCAAATTGATCTCTGACCAACCACAACCTCTGGCAGAAGCTAGTCATCTCTTGCCATGACGTGTTTTTTCCTCCTAATATCACAGCTTTCTTTAACCAAGGCAACAGGCCTTGAGTAGCCTGCTGCAGAAATGCGGGGTCATCTTTGTTACCGTCTCTATCACCGGGTTGAGAGTCTAGGTACAATTCTAGAGCCTTTTCCAAGTAGTTACTAGGATTCTCAGTGGGTCCTTGTCTTAACTTAGTAAATTCCAACAAACCCTGTCCTCCTCCGGGTCCCTGCTTCATCAACCATGCTTTTATTTCTTTCTCAGTAGCCACCCTATTTCTTATTTCGGGAGGCACATCTGCCCATGATGGTGACATAGCGGTCACAACCTGACACACATCGCCTGTCCCCCATCCTATAGCCTCTGCTGCTTTCACTATCTTTTTCCACCTAGCACTTCCTGTTTCCCTCGTGGGATCCCATGCTCCTCCTACTGCGGTAACGGCTGCGGGTAATTCTGTGACTGTCAGGGGTCTCCATTGATCTTCCCTATGACCGTTCCCTGCGGCTACAAAAGGTCTCAACTGAGAGGGTTGGGATGGTTGAGATGTTTGTCTCTCACGCCATGCCTCCTCCTCTGCTTCCTTAACATGTGGATCCTCATCTCCTTCATAGTCCCAGGCTTGTCTAGCCAACCAATCCCAGTCTATGCCATCACTGTCCATGCCCAATGAATCAGCCATCACGTGCAACGATCTAATCTGTTTCAAATCAGGGCCCCGTTTCTTCGGTCCTTTTGATCTGGTGGGCATAGTCAATACTTCCATGAGACTGACTTTCTTAGTTTCTGCTTCTACTAGAGATTCCTTTAACCCTTCAACCTGGCTTTCCAATTCCTCCTTTTCTACCGTCATCGCAGCTAACTGCTCCTCTAGTTCTTCTAATTTGGCTTGATATTTCTCTGCAGTTTTCTTTAGTTCTTTGTCCATACCTGCTATAACCTGATCAGCTCCCCTACCGGCGCTAGTTAAGTCTGCTACCTCTTTTTCTAGTTCAGCAATGCGGTTCTTTTGCTTTTTACCATTTTGATTGCGTGCCTGCATGGTCTGCCGCCAATATGGTACTGCTTGGGACATGGTGACCACAAACAAAGGTACAAATTTTTCCATGTTTTTCTCGAGGGCTTTCTTAGAATCGGCTAGGCCTCCCTGAACCCAGCCCCTAAAGAGGTACTCATCTAGTCCTTCTTGATTGGGGTTCCAAAGCTCTGGGTCCCTCTTCTTCTCTAAAGCCTTGTATCCCCACTCTTCTAGCCCTTTAAGAACCTTTTCTAATTCTGCTTCAGGCGTGGTTTCCAACAGTGGTTTCTGTACAGGCGCGGTGCCTGGTGTTTCGTAAGCTGCATCTGAATTTTGTTCTGTTTTAATTTTCTTCTTTTTAGTTTCATCTTTTTCCTTGCTTTTGTCTCGTTTTAGTATTACTTTTGTTGGCTCGTCGCTGTACACAAACCATTTGTTGGAGGCCATTTCTTTTACGTGCTGCCTAGTCTACCAATACTTTCTTTTGTAATGTCTTTTCTTTGTTTTACCAGGTTTCTTGTAGCCTTGTATTCTTTCCGATAAATAGATTAGAACGAACTCACCCAAGTAGAACGCTGAGGCTGAACAGAAGAACCAGCTTCATGTTCCAGGCGCGCTTCCTCCTGTCGTTTCTCCCCGGGGTTGACGCTTCGTTTCTCGAATCTCTTTATGAAGAAAAGGCTCCTGGCTGGCTCGCCACTGTAAACGGTGAAAGTACGACTCAGGCTCAAGACGGGTCAGATGCAATAATCTTTATTCTTCAAGTTGGGTGCAGCAAAAGAC